CCTTTGGATAATTCTTTTTGATGTGCTTCACCATCCTTTCGTACTTTTTTCCAGGAGGTGCCACCTCCTTCACCAAATCAGGATGTGGTGCGTACAAAGGACCCTGGTAGTTACCAGCGAATACAGACTCATTGGTTGGTTTGGTGGTCATTCCTTTTTGACCATCAGGAATAGAAGGCATAACCTCAACGTTTCCGTTTTTCTTTTTAGATTTTACCTTCTTTTCCTTCTTGTCGCAACCACACTCTTCGCGGAATTGCTTGAATGATTTCATTTTTTCTTCTTCATTGCAATGATTTTGCCGACCTTCTTGCGACGTGCAAGGAGATACTTATCAGACTTATCATGGTCACCATCGTTGTCGATGTCCTTGTCTTCTTTACCAACAGGATCTAGTTTCTTCTCGCCTAGAAGTTCAGCATTCTTTGCATGGTTATCAGCGTGCTCATGAACTTCGCTGATCATGATCTCAAGTCCTTCAACAGGAACATTTCTGAGAACTTCACCCTTCTCACTGACTAGATCGTAGTGAGTTACGGTGCCATCTTCGAGCATGGTGTGCTGCTCAGGAATGCAGAAGTATTCTCTGCCTTCTTTCTTGACTTTCTTAGCACAGTTGTGCTTCTTCACCATCTTTCCATCCTTACCTTTCTCAAAGTATTCCTTGAGATGGTATCCTTTATTGTCACAATGGTTGCATCCATCACCCTTACACTCAGGGCACTGTACTTTTCCTTCTACTGCAAATTCTTCTTTGGCAGTCTTTGCAGAATCTCTAAATGCTTTATCGGTAGGAGCACCCTTGTCTCCCTTATCACGCATCTTCTCACCACGCTTTCTCTTTGCATGAATGTTGGCATAGAGACCACGCTTCTCTTCTAGTTCTTCACCCTCGTGGGTTACTTCGTCACCTGCTTTTACACAGTTAGGAACAGTCTTGCCACCCTTCTTCTTTGTACCCGCTGCTTTGTATCCTTTCCAGCAAGTAGATGCACCAACATTCTTACGTGCGGTTTCCATGCTACCCTCCACAGCATAGAGACGCTTTTCTAGAACCCAGGTCTCGCCATCAATTTCATACTCTTCTCTTTCAAGAACTTCGTACTCTTCGTTAGCAGCAAGTTGTGCCTTAGCAGATGGTTTCTTTGCTTCTTTCTTTTTGACAGAAGTCTGCTCGATCTCAGCACCGTTAGACTGTGGTTCCATTCCATCGAATGGTGCCTCGGACAGATGAAGCTCAGGCATTTCAGTGCCTTGGAAGGTGTCACCACCCATCCATCTACCATAGGATTCCATCAACCCAGACGAAAACTCGTCTTCATGCTGTACTTTATTAATTGGATCTGGTTTCTTCATCGTTCAAAAGGGAGGTTCTTCTCGTATTATTTATAGATCTAATATTCTTTATCCACTCACGCAACATATTTCCATCGTCGGTAATTACAATGGCATAATTACCACCCACTCTGTGGATGTGTCCTTTGTCTCCTGTGCGAGCAGACATAACAGCATCACCTTCTTTGAATACTTCAGTATGACGTTGCTGTTGCCGTAAAGCTTCTTCTCGTAGTTTTTTAAAATCCTTCATTTAAAATTCTTAGGGAGGTTTGCCACAATCTCATTCATTAGAGAGCGACAATCACGATCATTTAATGCTCTAGGAATACCCTTTCGGAATGTTTCAAAGTCACCAGCAAATGCTGCGCGTCTCATTTTTGTTCCTGAAATAGCGAAGGTATCACCATCAGCGTCTCTGCTTCCAGAAGATTTAATTTCAATCTTGCGGAAGGAGAAATCTTTGCCGTTGTATTTATGGAGGAATTGCATGGCAGAAACCCTGTCAGAACCTACCAAAAATACAACCTCATTATAACCTGCAAGCATAAGATCTTGCAAGATGGCAACGGGTTGTTTTGGTCCAGAATATATCTTTCCTTTATGCTCTGGAAACATCTTTTCCATGTAGAAAAGTTTCCTGTCAGGTGGCAATGGATTACTACCTTTCTTATCTACAGTCTGTGAAATGTATATACGATAGTCATGAGAACCTGCTGCACTTTTTACACCAGCAAAGTTCTCTTTATGTCCTGTAGTTGGTGGTTGAAATCTACCGAAAGTAAAATAACAGGTATTACAGTTTAACGCCATTGCTTCTGAAGAGTGAAGTTGTTGTATGCAAACTCCAAACGGTTGACAAACTTAATCATACTACCGTCCTTATGAAGAACATATCCCTCAGGAGTTGTGACCTTATATCCTTTCTCTGTCTGGACGAAAGTCCTGAATTCTTCTAGGTGGTCCAGTTTATCTATAACCATTTGCTTGACTGCCTGTAGTTCCTTGTACAGTGCAAGCATTGCTTTGAACTTGTAGACATTATTTACAACATAATTTTGACTACCATACACAAGATTTCTCTTCTTAGTCAGGTTCGCGACAGTCTTAATCTTTGAAAGTTCTTTGTTTGTTTTCTCTTCGTAAAAATTCAGCAAGTCATACATTGCTTCATCTACATTGGCAATGCTACGAGCATTTCTGATCTGATCATTGAAAAATGGTTTTAAAAAAGATGAGATATGAAACTTAGCATCACCAGTCTTTCCTTGAGCACCAACTAGTTCGTCAAGAAAATCTCCACATATCCCACACATACGTTCAATTTTAGAAACATATCTATCAAACTTACTCATCTCAGTACGAGAGAATCCAACACGATCCATTGGAGTATCATTCTGAACTACCAAAGCATTATTAGATCCTTGTACTTTAGCACCAGCACGAGCCTGCATTGTAGCAAGTTCATCACCAGTGTAGTGAGTATGAAATACTACTCCGATCTTTGCTCTGCCAGCTTTTTTACCAATATCGTGACTAACAGGGATGCCATAAGTAATTGTGTTTGGTCTAAATGTGTAGAGTTCTTCTCCATTAATTCTTTCCTTTGCAATGTCGGATGTAAATAGCAGGTCACCTTGAACTACACCACTAATATCAAGTTGACTAAAATGTCTCAGAGAATATTTCAATTTTTCTGCTAGATCACCATTGTATAAAACATCAATCTCTGCTTCAGAGTATAAAATCTTTGGTTCTGTTTTATTAAAGACAGATTTTGTTCCCACAAAGAACATACCATTCTCTGGATTTATGCCACATACAACAGACGGAGCACCATCCCATTTAGTTTGCATAAAACCTGTGCTTTCTTGGTGTCCCAGCATGTTGCGAAGTTCTTTCAGAAAAGATACTGCTGCTATACACCCATCAACGCCGTAGTTTAGCATCTCATCTTCTAGATGTTCTAAGTGTTTTAGCTGTTTGATGTTTGACATTACTGTAAGAACTCCAGAGTTGCTTTATCTGCATTTGGTACAACACTTCTTGCTGCAAGAGGTGCAATATTATATGGAGATTTCTTCAATCCTTTGACCTGAAGTTCAAAGGTAAACTGATAACCATTAGGTCCAAAGATATCACCAGTCTGCACAAACTTCTGATCTGCTTTTGTAACTCCTTTTGACTGACATCTAATACGAGCAGTAGAACTACACGAAGAAGAGAATTTTGGAATAGGTTTCATCCCACGCTTGGCATTAGATTGATTCAATTTAAGAGGATCTTTATCACCAAGTAAAAAGAATCCATGTGTACCTACTTGAATGTAGTATGTATCCTTTAGGTTATAGTAACCTTCAATTTCTTTAGCACTAATCTCAAGTCTAAAGTCTTCAAAGTTTTTCTTATCAAAATTATATCTACCACGAGGTCCCATTCTAGTATAGATCTGTCTCATTTGTGGATTGTTCCACAGTTTTTGCCTGTCTTGAATAAGGTGTGGTGTTTTTGTCCAGTTCTTTGCAATCGCATCCAGAACTTTTAGTCTAGTTCCAAGGTCTTGTAAGAACAATTTTTCTTTTTCATCTGGTCCAATAGATCCCCAAGACCATGGGTTGTTTCCTTTCAGTTGTTGCTCTCTATAGAAGTGCAACACAAGAGATCCAAACGATGCCTGGTTGATTTTTAGTTCCAACCCAGCTTCTTTTCCTCTAAACTGAATCATCAGATCAGGTTGATCATGCCCTGCTCCAGCAGGTGTAAAATTTTGTGGAACAATACCTTCTGGTTTTAAAAACGCAGCAGTATTTTCCTCGTAAATAAAACCTTTTTGCGCTGCCATGAAAAAACCTCCCGTCTAACTATTTAGAGGGAGGTCGTATTTATACACCATACTTTTCAAACAACTTGCGAATGTTCTGGGTGATTGGCATACCGCTAGAGTAAGTCTCAAGCAGTTCTTCGTTCTCATCAACGATAATCAGAACAGGAGTAGCAGTCACACCATACTTACGAGCAAGTTC